AAGATCTGGTTACATCTATTGGGGTAAGCACGAGACTGGTTTATTCTCTGCTACTGCTTCTGCTGCTGATGGTAACTGGGGTTTAACTGCTGCTTCTAGACAGTTTAACTTACTTCGTTCATCTACTGGTTCTACTGATTATCCTGCAGGCAGAACAACTATTGGATCTAAGAATAACGCAACATTCTATTATCGCTTTACTGGTGGTGTAGACTACGCAACTTCTGGTTCTAACTATACTGTTACTAATACAGACCTTGCAACTGCATACGAATTAGCACAAGATCCTGAGTCTGAAACTCTTGACTTCATCCTTACTGGTCCTACTGGTGCTGATGACGCTGCTGCAATCGCTAAAGTAACTTCTCTTGTTGCTATTGCTGAAGAGAGAAGAGATTGCATGGTATTCGTTTCACCTCGTCGTGCAAACGTGATCGGTGTTTCTAACACTACAACTGCAACAACAAACATTGTTGACTTCTTCGATCAATTACCAAGTTCTTCTTACATGGTATTTGATTCTGGATACAAGTATATCTACGATAAGTATAATGATGTTTATCGTTATATTCCTTGTAACGGTGACGTTGCTGGTCTTTGCTTACAGACAACTGAAACTGCTGAAGCATGGTTCTCACCTGCTGGCTTCCAACGCGGTATCTTGAGAAATGCAATTAAACTTGCATACACACCAACAAAGACACAAAGAGATCGTCTTTATGCAAACAGAATTAACCCTATCGTTTCCTTCCCTGGTCAAGGTGTGGTACTGTTTGGTGATAAGACTGCTCTTGGATTTGCAAGTGCATTTGACAGAATCAACGTTAGAAGATTGTTCCTTACAATCGAGAGAGTTATCTCTGGTGCTGCTAAGTCACAACTCTTCGAGCAAAATGATGAGGCACAAAGATCACTCTTCCTCAACATTGTTGAACCTTACATGAGAGATGTTCAAGGTCGTCGTGGTGTAACTGACTTCTTAATTAAGTGTGATTCAGAAAACAACCCACCAGAATCTGTTGATCGTGGTGAGTTCTATGCTGAGGTATTTGTGAAACCAACACGCACAATCAACTACATTGCACTGACATTTGTGGCAACAAGAACTGGAGTTTCCTTCAGCGAAGTCGCACAATAATCAATAAAAAGATAAGAACCTCCGCGTTGCGGAGGTTTTTTTATGCTTGAAAATATTGATTCTTCTAAATATAAAGGAAAGGGACACATTACGCATTAAAAAAAATGGCAAAAAGAGGAACTATTGACAATTTTAAGGCTAATGTAGCCAATGACTTTGCGAGACCTAACCTATTCCAAGTTGATCTTGCTTTCCCCTCAGGAATTATTCAGAACGCAGACCTCGTAAACTTAGGAAAGTTTACTGTTCGTGCTGCTAACTTACCTTCTTCTCAGATTGGTGTTATTGAAGTTCCATTCAGAGGAAGAGTACTTAAGATTGCAGGTGACAGAACATTTGAACCTTGGACAATTACTGTTATGAATGACAGTGGGTTCAGATTACGCTCCGCATTTGAGTTATGGGCTTCTAGCATTCAAGCATATAATGAGAACTTTACATCTGCTGTTGGACTTGGTGACAAGAAAGACGCAACTGGTTATTTCGCTGACATGAAAGTTCATCAGTTATCGAGAGACCTTAAGACAGGTAAAAAACCTAAAGTTCTTAAATCATATAAGTTCTATAATATCTTCCCAAGTGCAATCGCTGCTATTGATCTTGACTATGGTAACAACGATGCCATTGAAGAGTTCACAGTGGAGATGCAAGTTCAGTACTGGACTCCTCTAGAGAACAAGTCTGACGACTGATATAAATAGATCAGGACCAATAATTTCTTAAAATATAATGTCTCAGCTCTTCGGTTTTTCACTTGAGCGAGCAAAGAAGGTTCCGAAAGGACCTTCTTTTGTTCAAAAAGATAATATGGATGGCTCGCAACCTATTGTAGGTGGCGGGTACTATGGATATTCCGTTGACTTTGATGGAACAGTCAGAAATGATTTTGAACTAATCACTCGTTATAGAGAGATGGTTCTCCAACCAGAATGTGATAGTGCAGTTGACGATATCGTTAACGAAACTATTTGTGGTAACTTTGATGATGTTCCAGTTGAAGTAGAATTATCTAACCTTAAACAGTCAGAAAAAATTAAAAAATTAATTAGAGAGGAATTTGATGAAATTCTTCGTCTTCTTGATTTTGATAATAGATCTTATGAGATCTTCCGTAGATGGTATGTCGATGGAAGATTATTTTATCATAAGGTAATTGATCCAGAGAATCCTAAAGCAGGTCTTGTAGAATTACGCTACATTGATCCTCGTAAGATTCGTAAGGTCACAGAGTATGATCAGAAAAGACCAGAACAATTACGAGGTCTTGACTTAAATACTCAACTCACTCAGAAGGCTGCTGAGTATTTCTTATACAATCCAAAAGGATTGAAGAACTCTACGAATCAAGGCATTAAAATTGCTTCTGATTCTGTTACTTATTGTCATTCTGGTATACAGGATCTCAATAAGAATATGACTTTGAGTCACCTACATAAGGCAATCAAAGCAGTTAACCAACTGCGAATGATTGAAGACTCGTTGGTGATCTATAGATTATCAAGAGCACCAGAACGTCGTATTTTCTACATCGATGTTGGTAATCTTCCTAAGAACAAAGCGGAACAATATCTCCGTGAAGTTATGGGTAGATATCGCAACAAATTAGTATATGATGCAAACACAGGAGAAATCAAAGATGACAAGAAGTTCATGTCTATGCTCGAAGACTTCTGGTTACCCAGAAGAGAGGGCGGTAGAGGAACTGAAATCTCTACGTTGCCAGGTGGACAGAATCTTGGAGAACTTGAGGATGTCAAGTACTTCCAGAAGAAGTTATACAAAGCACTCAACGTTCCGTCATCTAGGTTAGAAACTGAAACTACTTTCAATATTGGTCGTGCTGCAGAAATTACTAGGGACGAAGTAAAGTTCCAGAAATTTGTTGCACGTCTTCGTAAGAGGTTCTCTGAATTATTCATGGATCTTCTTAAGACTCAACTCATTCTAAAGGGAGTTTGTTCTCTTGAAGAATGGGAAGAAATGAAGGAACATATTCAGTTCGACTTCATTGCGGACAACTACTTCACTGAACTGAAGGAAATTGAAATTCGTAATGAGCGTATGAACCAAGTAAACGCAATGGATCCTTACGTCGGCAAATACTTCTCTATTGATTATATGCGTCGTCAGGTTCTAAAACAGACCGAACAGGAGATTAAGGACATTGACAAACAAATGGATTCTGAACGAGAGGCAGGTCTTATACTTGATCCTAATGCGGAGATGGATCCCTCTATGGATCCTAATGCTGCCCCTCAAGGGGACGACATAACACAACAGGAAGCTCCACAAGTCGATTCCGCAGACTTGAAACGAGGAGAATTCTAAATAATAAATAACAATGTGAGGGAATTATTATGCCTAGCGAAATTGCAAAACAAATTGTTCAACAAATCTTCGGAGACGATAAAGCAAAAGCAATCGATTCCGTAAATGATGCGTTGAGTGCGTCAGCATATGATGCAGTCCAAGCAAGAAAAGTTGAGTTTGCAAAGAGTATGGGGTTTGAGTTAGACGATACCGCACAAGATGCTGCTGATGAATTAGCAGATAACTTACCAGACGGTACCGAAGAACCTGAGACTGTTGAGGTTGATGGTCGTAAACCAGAAGACCCTCCTGCTGATGAAGTGACTGATACAGCACCTTCATCCATTGACCCACCTACTGCAGAACAACCAGAAGAGGAACAAACAGATGAGACTGATAGCTGAAGAAATTACTAACGTTGACTTTCTCTGCGAAGAGAAGGAAGGCAAAAAGAATTACTTTATCGAAGGTATCTTTCTGCAAGCGGAATTAAAAAACCGTAACAACAGAATGTATCCTCTAAAGACTTTGCAGAAAGAAGTCGCTAAATACGATGAGAACTACATTCAAAAAGGTAGAGCATTAGGAGAGTTAGGTCATCCTGACGGTCCTTCAATCAACCTTGATCGTGTTTCTCACAAGATCATGTCACTCAGAGAAGAGGGTAACAACTTTGTTGGTAAAGCAAAGTTACTTGATACTCCTATGGGTGGTATTGCAAAGAACCTCTTAGATGAGGGTGTCAAACTAGGTGTTTCATCTAGAGGCATGGGTTCAATTCGTAAAGAAGAGA